GCGAAGTCTTGACGCCAGACCGGGGGTGGGTGGACATCCGTGAGATTAAGGTGGGAGACCTCGTTTACACGTTCGATGCCGACGGGGAGATGATGGCCACAGTAGTGTCCAGCGTTCATCGTGAGCGCTACAACGGCGATATGATCCGTCGTCGTGATAACGGCATCTATATGAGCTTCACTCCGAACCACAAGCTCGCGATTGCGTGGCCGAGTGGGCAGAACGCTTTGGTCCCCTTTAACGAGCTGCACACGCAGGCGGATGTGAAGCGGTACATCTCTCGGTGGGAGGGAGAAGACGCCACGGCGTGGATCGCGGAGCAATCGAAGGCCATCAATGTTCGGCCGAAGGACTACCTCAAGCTGATCGGCTGGTGGCTGGCCTGCGGTAAAATGGTCCAGGGCAAGCGCATGCTGGTGCTGCAGACGGCGAAAGCACGAGAGCGCCTCATGGCGGACTTTGCCGATATCGAGGTGCCCTGCATACACAATAGAACCGGCGTCATGCTGGGGTGTAAGTTCGGCGCCAACATCAATAAGATGCGGGAGGTACCGCGGGAGCTCATGAACGCTCCTGCGGATGTGCTTCGCGCATTGCTGAGCGGGCTCATCGGAGGGTCAGGCATCTGGCGGCGGCCATCGACGGAGGCGGTATTCCGCACTCGGCACCGGGCCCTGGCCAACGACGTTTGCGAGATCGGCGTTAAGCTCGGCTTCAGCGTGTCGGTAAAAGAGTTCAGGTTGGGCGCCGCCGGCAAGACGTCCATGCTCTCTGTAGTTCTGACCCCTGGGCGGGACTCCCGCATTCATACTGGGCACACGAAGGGCAGCCTTGCCAACGTAGATCGTGTCCCTTTTAAGGGCGACGTCTACTGCATTGAGGTGCCCTCTACGCATTCCTTCATCTTGCGGCAGCGAGGATGCGTCTGGCTGTCAGGTAACTCCGATAGCTTGCTGCTCAGCTTCGCTAAGGGCGTCGGGCAGGGGTACGGCAAAGCCTACCGCGGGATTCTATTCCGTAAAGAATTCGGCGATCTTGATGACATCGTTCGCAAGGTCGAGACGATATTCCCGAAGCTGTACGGCAACCACTTCAGGTTCTTGAAGTCGAAGTCGGAGTACGTCGCTCAGTGGGATACCGGCGAGGCGCTACTGCTGCGCAACCTGCCGAACGTCGCCGCCTACGATGAGTACCATGGCCACAGCTACGTCTGGATTGGCTTTGAAGAGCTTACCCAGTGGGAGGACGATAAGGCGTACCGGCTCATGTTCTCATGCGCGCGGTCACCCGCGCCAGGCGTCCCTGTTGTCGGTATCCGGGCGACGACGAACCCGTATGGAGTCGGGCATAACTGGGTGAAGAAGCGCTTCCGATTGCCGCAGGGCTTCGGTAAGGTGATCCGGCGTCCTGGTGAGGTGGCCCGCGTTGCGCTGCAGAGCGACCTCCGAGAGAACTTTGTGCTGCTGCACACCAACCCGGATTACCCGAATATCATCCGGCAGGCGGCGTCAAATCCGGCGCAGGCTAAGGCCTGGTTGGAGGGCGACTGGAACGTCACTACAGGCGGCATGTTCGATGATGTCTGGGACGCCAATATCCATGTCATCCCGAATATCCCGCCGTCGATGTTTCCTGCAGGATGGCGCCTAAACCGTTCTTACGATCATGGGCAGTCGCGGCCGTTTTGCGTGTTGTGGTGGGCTGAATCGAATGGGGAGCCTGTGAAGCTATTCGATGGCCGCCTCATCGGGCAAATCCCAGGTGACCTCGTCCTCTTTGCCGAATGGTATGGCACGACAGGAGAGGCGGATACCGGCGTCAGGATGTCAGCTCGGGCTATCGCCCAGGGCATCATCGACCGTCAGCGCGACTGGAGGGTCTCGCATCGCGTGCATGTGGGCCCGGCGGATACCGAAATCTACACCAAGGACCAGCGCGGAACGATGCGGTCGCCAGCGGATGACATGGAAGACGTCGGTGTGCTCTGGCTCCCCGCGGATAAGTCCTCAGGCTCCCGCAGCCGTGGCTACCAGATGATCCGTGGCCGCATGGCGGCTGCGAGGCCGAATGTTGACGGCACCCGAGAGTACCCGGGGCTGTATGTTTGCGAGAGAAACACCCACTGGATAGAGCTGGTCCCATCGGCACCCCGCGACCCGCAGAACCCGGATGAACTGCCCGCTGGGTATGAGGATCACCCGGTGGACTGCACGCGGTATCGGATGTCCAGCAACGATAATGTGCCGTGGCAGCGCGGGTTTTAGCGGGGTTTTACGGAACGGGCGTCATCGGTTAGAATAGCAGTTACACATGGGGCGAAATCCGTGGCAAAAAAGCAGAAGTCCGATCCAAGGGTTGACCCCTCGATACCGAGTGCCGCCTGGCGCCGCATGGCACCGAGGTGGCGGCTGATTTCGACGCTGCTGTCCGGCACCATGGCTATGCGTGCGGCTGGGCAGGAGTACCTGCCGCAGCACGATGCTGAAAGCCCGGCAAATTACAACGAGCGGTTGCAGCGGTGCACGCTGTACAATATGACGGAGCTCACGCTCGATAGCCTTGTTGGCAAGGTTTTCGTGGAGCCACTGGTTTTCAGCCCGGAGACGCCGAAGAAAATCCTTGACCTATACGAGGACGTTGACCTTCAGGGCAACAACGCCAGCGTGTTTGCTCGTGAGGTGTTCAGGATTGCGCTTGCGAAGACCGTAGCGTATGTGCTGGTGGACATGCCGGCGAAGCCCACCGACCCGGTGGTGGCCGCCGCGATGTCACTCGAAGATGACCATGCTCTGCGACCGTATTGGGCGCTCATCGATCCCGAAAACCTCATCTTTCAATATGCAGAGACCATTCGTGGGCGCGAGGTTCTGCAGCAGGTCCGCATCTATGAGACGGTGGAGGCGCTAGACGGCTTTGCCCTTGTGTCTACTGGGCAGATTCGCATCCTGCGGCCAGGCGCATGGGAGACCTGGCGGCCCTCTCCGGATGACAAAGACGTCTGGTCGTTGTACCAGAGCGGCACCTATGACCTTGATGAAATTCCCCTGTGGGCGTTCTATGCCAATCGCTGCGGGCTCGGTGAGGGCAAGCCGCCTATCGAAGACCTCGCGCATCTTAACGTCCGCCATTGGCAGTCAACCTCCGATCAGATCAGCATTCTGACTGTGGCGAGGTTTCCGATGTTGGCCTGCTCCGGCGCGGCCTCTGATAACGGCGCCCTCATGAAGGTCGGCCCTCGGCAGTTGTTGGGCATCCGTGAGCCGAATGGCAAATTCTATTACGTCGAACATACTGGCAAGGCGATTGAGTCCGGCGCGAAGGACTTGGCGGACTTGGAAGAGAAGATGGCCGCCTACGGCGCTGAGTTCCTGCGGCGTAAGCTTGCCGGCATCACGGCGACAGAGAAGGCGCTCGATCTCGCCGAAACAATGAGCACCCTGCGAGACACCGCGCATCGGTTTGCAGATGGCCTCGCTCGGCTTCTGGACATCACTGCGAAGTGGATGCGCCTTGGCGTCCCTGGTGGCAAAGTCAAGATCAACACCGAGTTTATCGAGCGGGCGGAAGACGACGTTGACCTGCAGATTCTTGTTATGGCCTACAAGGATGGCGCTCTTACCACCGAGGGGTATCTCCTTGAGCTGCAGCGGCACAAAGTGCTGTCGGCTGACATGGATGTGAAGGCCATGGCCGTAGCCGCTCAAAAGGAATGGGCGGACCGCATGACGAAGACGCTTGAGGCAAAAGCTGCTGCAGCGCCGGTGCCGGCGCCGGTAGCTGCGGCGCCGGCAACGAAGACGGATAATGCAGATAGCAAGGGCGGCGACAAGGCCGCTAATGCAGGGAAGTGATCTTCAGGGGACCGCATGCTACACTTGACACCTCAGATGCTGGACGCTGCGTATAGCCTCCTGCGTACCACGCCGCCATTTGTTGGATGGCCGCTTCCGCCAGCTGAAGAGGTGGAGTTCTGCGTGATCAATGCGAAGGATAGAGGAGGGGACTACTCTCGAAAGGCTGACGGCACGCATGTCATCCGCGTGAATAATCGCTGGTGTGGTAACTTGCTGCGGCTGCTAGAGATTATGGCCCATGAGATGGTCCATATGCACGCGGACACGGAGTGCCCGACAGACCAGTCTATGCATGGCAAGCGGTTCTATTCGTTTGCGGCCAAGGTGTGCCGGCATCATGTTTGGGACTTGAAGCGGTTTTAGCGTGGGGTTACATGGCTGACGTTCATTTTATGCGTAAGGACGACGCTGAGGCGGACCGGCGGGTGAAGCAAGCCGTTGAGGCGCTGGAGGCGGTCATCGAGAGCGTCAAAGAGGGGCGCTGCAATGGCATGCTCCTCGTAGCGTATGAGAGGGTCGCGGAGTCATCCACGGTGGAGATGGACGCGCAGAGGTACTATCTATCCAGTGGGGTTGGAGATATGCTAACGCTCATGGGGATGGTGAAGTGCGTCACGGACGAGATGTCTGAGGGCCTGCGCCTGGCGATGGACGTGTCATGAGTGGTAGCACGGCGACTGAGGCATTGACTGCGAAGCGCAAGGAGCTCTTCTTGCGGAAGCTCGCCCAGGCGGGCAAGGTGATTGATGCTGCTCGGGCTATTGGCTTGCAGAACACTAACACCCTGTACAACTGGCGGGCTAGCGACGAGGTTTTCGCGCAGGCGTGGGATAACGCCTTGCTGGCATCGGCGGACCTTCTTGAGGAGGCCGCGTGGGACCGCGCTGTTCACGGGGTGGAGAAGGCCGTCCTATACAAGGGGGAGGTGGTCGCGACGGAGACGGTGTACAGTGATCAGATTCTGCTGGCCATGCTCGCCGCTCGTAAGAAGGAATACCGGAAGGCCACGCAGGCTTCGGTGGACGTCAACGTGGACGTCAACGCGAAGATCGGTATCGCTATTATCCCGATGACGGCGCCGGATGTCGGCGACTGGGAGCGGCAGGCGGCTATCGTTCACGAGCAGCAGAAGAAGTTTCCGTCGTTTGACGTCGTGGACGTTGAAGGCACAGAGGCGCCTGAGAAGAAGAAGCCGGCAGAGCCGGTTCAGAGAACAATCGAGAGGTCGTGATGGTACAACTTGAACGAGTTTGCGGGTGGCATGACATCGTGGTTGACCTGCTGGAGCAGGGGCAGCCGCTGTCGATGGCATGTGGTAACGCCAACATGCCGATGCAGCGCATCTTCAACGAAATGGGACTGGACCCTAAGTTTAAGGCGCGAGTTGAGCGCGCCCAGCGGATCGGCCGCGGTGAGACGGAGGACCGCAGTGGGGCCATCGGGGAGACCGCTCGTGTCGGTGCGGACAACAATCGCGGCACTGTGGTGTATGGTAGTGGGCCGTCCAGGCGGTAGCCCGGTATTGACAGGTCCATAGGTCGGATACACAATCAGGCCTTAGGGTTTTGTTACGAAAGCATCTCTGGGATTTCGATAGCGCGGGCGTGTCGCTAACACGTCGAAGAGGGCAGAGGCATACAGATGGTATTCAAATTCGTTGAAGTGGACTCTTTGGACGCAGTTCCTCCGGAGTTCAAGGCGGTCTACTCCACGACCGCGAATGCAAATGGCAAGTTCGAAGTCGGCGAGAGCTTTAAGCCCTTCGTCACTTCGTATGTCGGCACCAATACCGCTCTGGAGACCGAGCGCGGCAAGGTCATCAACCTCAGCAAGGAAAATGCGCAGCGTCGTACCGCGCAGAAGCCCTTTGAAGACCTGGTTTCCGAGCTCGGCATCACGCCCGAGGGTGAAGACATCGCAGGTGCAATCCGGGCGCACGTCGGCTCTTTGACCGAAAAAGTCAAAGGCGGCGAAGCGTTTAAGGGCGACCTGAAGAAGATTCAGGAAGCCGCGGCGCAGAAGGTTCGTGAGATCGAGGCGGCCAATACGGCCAAGCTCACTGCTATGCAGGCCACATTGAATGAGCACTTGATCGGCAACGAGGCCGTCGCTCGCCTCGCTGCTGTCAAGGCGAAGAACCCCGCGCATGTGCTGCCGATGGTGCAGTCCAAGCTGCGCGTCATTCAGGACGAGGCCGGCAAGTACGTCGTCCGCGCTGTGGATGACCAGGGCCAGGTACGGTATAACTCGGCGCAGCAGCCCATGGCGGTTGCCGATGTTGTCGATGAGTTCCGCCAAGACCCCAGCAATGCCTACCTGTTTGAGAGCGTTGCTGCTAGTGGCATCGGCACCCCCCCGGGCGGTGCTAAGCAACCGGCGGCGCGCGTCGGCGGCGACAAGGGTGGCAAGACATCTACCCAGATGATCGCCGATGGTCTTACGGACATGCAAAACCACCGTTGATATCCGCGGTGCAGCGATCTTGAGAAGGCGGCGCTCGCAGGGGCTGCCGCCTTTTTCTGTGGCCTATTGACAACACCGCAAGTAAGATCGATAATCAGGTTAACGGTGATCCCTGTTGCAGCGGCGTGAGGCCACGGAGAGGTGATCGAGGAGAGGTCCACGCGGGTTGCGCCCGTCCGGACCGATCAGAAGGCAGCGAGAAGCTGCGCCTCTGGCCGGTAAATACCATCGGACGCGAAGAGATTTTTGGCTCAACACCACAGGGGTAGACCACTATGGGCTCCGTTACACTCTCGGAATCTGCGAAACTTACGCAGAACCAACTCATTATCGGCATCATCGAAAACGTCATCACGGTCAACCGCATGTACGAGGTGACTCCGTTCGACGGTATCGAAGGCAACGCGCTTGCCTACAACCGTGAAAACACGCTGGCTCCGGTCGCGACCGTGGGCGTCGGTGACGTCGATGGCACCATCGGCTCCGTGTTTGCGGTGTCCGGCACCAACCAGGCCGAACGCGCTTCCGCCAAAGACCCGGCGACCTTCACTCAGGTCACGTCTTCGCTCACCACGATCATGGGCGACGCCGAAGTCAACGGTCTCATTCAGGCCACCCGGTCCAATATGGGCAATGACCAGACCGCGATTCAGATCGCGTCGAAGGCGAAGTCCGCGGGTCGTAAGTGGCAGGAGCAGTTCGTCAACGGTGATGGCACCAACTTCACGTTCCCGGGGTTGCTGGCTTTGATGCTGGCCGCCCAGA